GATAGCACTCTTCCATAATACTTTGGAAGGGTACTATAAGACCAACTTTGCTTTGATGCAGCATCATAAATATAGCTTGAGTGAAATTGAAAACATGATGCCTTGGGAGAGACAGGTTTATACCAGTCTCTTAATCCAACATTTGGATCAACTCAAACAAGCACAAGAAGCAGCTAAGCAAAAGTAATGGCACACGGGTTTCTATCATATCAAGATACACGCGGGGAAGTTGATTACCTCGGGATGGTTGGTAGAGCTCTAAAAGATCGTCTGAAGAAAAGAGGGAAAAAGGGAAAGAAAGGTTCTGGAAATGTAGAATTAGAACAAGATGGTGATTCTGTAGAACCTATAGATACATCCGAAGAAAAACCTTTTAAACCGTTTTTTAATTACGGTGAAATAAGAAAGGAAAAGGGTGGTGCTATCACCATGCTTGGAAATTCTGGATTATCAAAAGCAGTTGGAGTTGGAACTTCTCCTACTCTACCAGAAGGTGCCAAAGCAGTAAATCCAGAAGTTCTTGGTGGAGCATTAACAAGAATTAGCAGAAAACCAGGCATTGATGCTGGATCTGAGATTTATGATACAACTGCCACAAGAATTGACGATCCTGCGGGATCTTTGCAGGGTATTGGTGAATTAATTGTAAGATCTAATAATAATATTGTTGAAGCAATCTCTGGTCTTCAGAGAGTTACTGTTAGAGTTTTAGATAGCATTGAAACTCAAACAGAAGTGCAGAAAGCACTTGCCATGGCACAAGCAGCTCAACAAGAGCAATTGGCGGCAAGACAGACAGCACTATTAGAAGCATCTCAGTTTAAAGATCAGACAAAAGGAAATCAGTTTTTAGATATAGAACCACCAGGATCTAATACGAAAAAAGGAGGAGGTATATTAGATTTCTTTGGTGGTGGATTGGATCTCATGGGCGGAAGGTACATGAGAAGAGGTCCAAATGTTCCAAGACAAGTTGGCGCTAGAAGAAGACTTGGTAGACAAGCATTTGGAAGACTTGGAAGAAGGGCAGCAACCAGAGCAGCAACTAGAACAGCTGGCAAAGGTTTGCTCAAAATGGGTCTCAAAAAACTTCCATTTGGATTGGGTCTTCTTGCTGCTTTACCATTTGCTGCTCAAAGAGCAATGGCTGGTGACATGGGCGGTGCTGGATTAGAATTAGCATCTGGTGGAGCATCTATTATTCCTGGTCTAGGCACTGCTGCTTCTTTGGGTATTGATGCTGCTTTGATGGGCAAAGATATGGGTCTGATGCCCATGGCAGGGGGTGGTATCCTGACAAAACCAACTCCTATTCTTGCTGGTGAAGCAGGAAAAGAAGGATATTTTCCTCTAGAAGGAAAACGAGGTAAAGACACCTTTGTAATGATGGGTGAAGGTATTCTTGAAGCACAGAAAAGAAACAAAAGAGATTATGCTCGTCTTCAAGCACTGGGTTTAGAAGAATATTCAAAAAAAGCGGAACAAAGTGGTGGTTTTAACCTGTTTAACCCACTTACTTGGGGTCAAAGAAATGAAAATCAAGATGATCCATGGAGAAGAGTAGATTCTAGTGGTAGAACAATTCCTTCTACTTCTGGTCCTTCTCCATATACTGGATCAACAGCTGCTAGTGATTTTTCTGCTGTTCTCCCATCAGGAAATCCAGTATTTAATAGTGGTTTTGGTCAAAGAGATATTGGGTATGGATCAAAAGACCATAGAGGAATTGATATTGGTGTTGATAGAGGAACACCAGTTCTTTCAATGGAAAAAGGAAAAGTGTCCCATATTATTGATGATTTTGACTTCGGATCTGCTGTTGTTGTAACAAGTGAAAGTGGTGCCGCTACTTTATATGGTCATGTTGATCCAACAGTCAAAGTTGGGGATGAAGTTAATAAGGGAGATAAAGTTGCCACAGTGAAGTATTGGCCTGGTACTGGCAATATGCCTGCTGATAATACTCATTTACATTTAGAAAGACATCCCAATGGATACGCTGGCAGATCATCTGCTGTAGATCCAAATGATTTTGTTAGGAGTGCTTCTGCTGCTACAAATGAAGGACTTAATAATCCCGTCGTAGAATCTCCTACAGAATCTTCTTCGGATGAACCTGCTGCAGCAGCTCCTGGTGTAGGTCCTGGTAGTGGAAAAGATCCAGGTGATATAAATCCAGACTGGACTTCTAGAGTTACTGGAGGTGCTGGCATTCCTGAAGGACCAGCACATAAAATCAGATTGTCAAACGGAATGTTTGCTTATAGAACTAGAAGAGTATATGATGGCAAACCATACAAAGGATGGAAGATTCAAACTGGTGGACTGTTTCCAATGGACTTTGAAACCAGAGGTAGAAATGAGGAGCAATTGAGAGAAATTCTTGAAGAGGGTATTAGAAAGGAAAGAGAAAGGAGAGGTCTTAATCTTCGTTCATCTGCTGCAGCAGTAAAACCAGGAGCATATGCTGATGCTGGAAGCACTATCAACACCAAATCATTTGAGACAGCTGCTGCCACTACAATGCAACCAGTAATTAATAATAATTACTTTACTGGGGAAGGTGGACAAGAAAAAACATTTAATGGTGGAACTGTAGCATTTGGTGTTAGTTCTGATAATATGGGAACCGCAGCATTTGCTGATCTCTCTATCAGGAGTTTGTCATAATGGAGAAATTTAGATCAAATACAGATTTTATTCTCACTAGTGTTAAAATAACTCCCAATAGTGGAAAACCTCCAGTTGAGGTTAAAGGGACTATAAACTCATTTAATTACGTAGAGAATGTAACATTTCCCTTTTTGTCAGCAACTTTGGAAGTAGTTGACAGTGGCGGTCTTCTGACTGGTTTACCAATTCAAGGTGGAGAAAAAGTAGAAATAACAGTACAAACAAGTTCTGGGGAAGAACCTTATGTTTATATGATGTCTATTTGGACAGTTGGCAATAGATTTGTAAGACAGCAAAAGCAAGCATATACAATTGGTCTTGTTTCTACACAAGCATTGATGAATGAAGCTACTAGAGTTAATAAACCATTATCTGGAAACCCAGAAAGCATTGTTATTGATCTACTTAGAAATACTATAAAAACGAACAAAACAGTATACTCGGAACCTTCTAAATTTGAAACAAAGATGATTCCAAATAGAAGAAGACCTTTTGATGTTATTGCTACTTTAGCAACTAAGAGCGTCTCTCCTCAAACAAATTATAGTTCTACAAATTCTCCCAATTCAAATGAGTCTTCACAGCAAGTAAAAGGTTCTGGTGGATTTTTCTTTTGGGAGTCAAGGAGAGGGTATAATTTTTTTGCGGTAGATTCTTTATGTGCTGATGATAATAGCAAATTAAAATCAAAGAAGTTAGAATCTCAATCTTGGGGTCCTTATGTTGAAAAATTGGCAAATCAAGGGGATTCTTCGGATGAAAGATTTGTAATCTACGAATCTGTCTTCACATCAGAAATTAATATGCTTCAATCTTTGAGAAAAGGTAAGTTTTCTTCGTTGATGGTATTCTTCAATCATTCTACAGGACAATATGAAGAATACGTTTATAAGATTAAGGATAGTTATGATAATATGGCACATCTTGGTGGACAAGAAGGATTAACGTTGATTCCAACGAATCAAATTGAACTTTCTGATTATCCAACTAGAATTATGTCTGTGTTCTTAGATCATGAAACGTGGTATAATGAAGCGAAACCTGCCTCACCAGAACCAAAAGATGGTGGAACAGATCCAACCAAATTCGCTGATTGGCAGAAATACTACATGGCACAATCACTAGCAAGATACCAGTTATTAAAAAACCAAAATTGTACTATTGTAATACCAGGAAATGCTGAAATTTGTGCAGGAGACAAAATAGACATTAGACTGATTAGTAAGTTAGCAGCAGCGGAGGCAAAAAAAGAACCATACGATACTGAAAGTAGTGGAATTTACTTAATTAGTGAAGTAACTCACACTTATGATACTACTACTGGATCAAATGGTAGGTTTACAACAACTCTCAAATTAATGAGAGACTCATACGGTCTAAAAGACAGACCATCAAATCATGGCACTAAATAATGTATACGGAGGTAACTAAACATGGAAAGCATCGAAAAGC